GTATAAAACCATCTTGTGAACTGCCATCACCTTTAGCAACTGGAGCATCTAATTGAGCTTGTACACCTGAAGTGACACCATCTAATCTATTTAATTCAGCAGCATCTGTTGTTATTGCAGTACCACCAATCTTCCATTGACTAGCAGTTAAATTAGGCTTTATTGCTGTAGTACCATCTAGTAAATCATCAATTTTATCTAGACCAGCGTTTAATTTCGTTCCCCAAGTATCATCTGAAGCATTAACTTCAGGCTTTACAATTGAAAAAGTAGTTGTAGTAGTATCTGCCATAGTATTAGTCCGTTAATGTTACATTTGTTGTAATTGATGGTGATTGTGCGCCACCATGAGTATACACCGTTACCACCGTGTTGCCGAAACTGTTTCCAACTGGGATAGTTGTATCAAAACTGCCACCGCCACCTCCAGTAGTTTGTCCAGTTACCTGTATCCTAATATTTGTGTATCCAGTAACGCTTTGATTAACTGCTGTGTAGTAGCCTTGAGCAAAATTTCCACAATCTCCACGACCTGAATGAACAGCGCCATTTGGTTGTGCGCCAGCAATTTCTATTTTACCAGCACCATCATATTTAACATACAAAAAATGATCTATACAATGTTGACGAACATCTTGAAAAGTGGCATCAGGTAGACCTTCTGTCCACACTTCAGCACCATTAAAAAAAACTTTATCTACAGACGTACCATTAAAAAAAACTTCTTTAGTTTCTGCTATGTCTGTTCCGTTTACTATTAATCCCATTATGAAGTAGTTATGTATAGATTTCCATTTGCTATATACGCTTTCACCATACCTTTAACGTTTTGTGATGCAAAAGGCGTAGCGGTTTGTACAAAAGCAGTTGTAGCAAGTTGTGTTGTATTAGTTCCACTTGATGCAGTAGGTGCTGCTGCTGTACCTGTAAACGTAGGACTAGCAATAGTAGATTTAGTATTAAGTTGTGTTTGTATTAAAGAGGTAACGCCATCTATATAATTTAGTTCAGCAGTTGTTGCTGTAACTCCATCTATTTTGTTAAGTTCAGCAGTTGTTGCTGTAACGCCATGTAATATGTTTAATTCTGCAACCGTAGACGTAATACCATCTAAAGCATTAATTTCTGCTGCTGTAGAAGTAACTGCTGTTCCTGAAATCTTCCATTGTCCAACAGTTAAATTTGGTTTTACTAATGTTGTTCCATCTAGGAGATTATCTATTGAATCTAGATTGGTGTTGATCTTAGTACCCCATGAACTTTCACTAGCCCCCACTTCAGGCTTTACAAGGGAGAACGTAGTTGTATTTGAATCTGCCATGCGTTTACTCCGTTAAATTAAAAAGTTCCTTTCCATACTCGTAATTTGTCAAAATCTCCACTAAGAATTTTTTTTCTGACAATTTCTTTACGAGCCTCTAAGTCATCCCATCTTATTCCAGCATCTTTACACCATTGTGTAATAACGTGCATTGGTATAGTACCAACAAGACGATTCTCACCTGTCATGCCATGCTTACCCTTTCGTAAGTCTTCAGCACGATCTAAGACACCTTGATTATCAAAAGTCTTTGCGACTATGATTTTATTCTCTTTTTTATCAAAATGTACTTGTTCTTTAATTTGCATCCTTATCTCCTATAAAAGTGTGGGAAGTTAAGGAGGACTCCCCACACCATTAGTTTACCTCAATATTATGAAGTAGAACAATCAGCCACTAATCCTGAAGCCTTCTCGTTTTTAGAAACAAGAGTTAATTCAGTTAGAACCTGACGTGTTGTGTTATCACCAGTCTTAGCAAGTTCAGTATTCTTAGTAGGTCTAAGAACAGCTGCACAGAACATATCGTCTTGGATAATCCAAACATCACGTGATTGGTTCTCACGAGATGGGATAAACTCAACAGTTCCCCACGGAGTAACGTATACATCCATGTGCTTAACAACTTTTTGACTTTCTGATTTAACAGTTGATCTTTGGTTGTTATTACCTGTAAAGCCTAGAGCAATGTTCATTTGGAAAGCTGACAAGTAAACTGAAGAAGCCTTACCACCGTTAGTCCAAATAGACTGCATTGCAGCATCAAAGTCAGCTTGAGTAAACGCTGTCTGAGTACCGTTAGTTCTTGCTGTGTTACCCGGAACTGTGCCAGTTGGGTTAGCACCACCTGATCCACCAATGTTTGTTACATTAGTTTTCATGTATGCGCCTAGACCAGCTAGTTCACGTGCTGCAGAAGCTGAACCAGCTTCATACTTATTGTTAGCAAACAAAGCCTTCTCAATGTCTAGCTTTTGCTCTTTAGCAATTTTAAGCACTTGGTATGCCATCTCAGCCGCACGACCAGCTTTGTCTAGTCCTTCGTCTGTATCAGGAATTACTACAGCGTTCTTAAAGATTTGCGTGTAGTTACCTAAACGAGTAGTTGCAGTTCTTGCTTCCGCAGTAGTTGCATCACCCTCAATATGAGCGTTAGCTGCTGATGCACGTAGCGCATCTGTCTGCCACTCATGGTAAGTGTTACTTGCTTTTGTTTTTTGTAGCGATGAGTAGAAAGGAGTTTCTTCAGGACTTACATCATATATAACATTTGATAAGTCTTCACGGATACCCTTAACGTCATAGCTGTCGAACGTATTACTTGGCTGTGCCATAATATTTCTCCATTATGTATTAAGTATTAGCTCAAGTGCATCTTTCATGTCACCTGAACCCTTGAGTTTTGCCATTTGGCGTGAACGAACTTTAGCTTTTGGAGTAGATACTTTTTTAGCACCGGGCTTTATAACAGAGTTCGCAGACTGAGTTTTAACTTTAGCCTTTGACTTGCCTGAAATAATATCCTGATACTTTTGAGCATCATGCAAAACCTTAATGGCTCTTGCATCAGTTATTTGAGAAATTTCATCATTGGTATAACCATAATGAGTTGTTCCTGTATTGACCAATTTTTCCCTAAGAATTTGAGATTTTTTTTCATCTGCAAAATCAGGAATATCTTTTTGTAGTATTTGCATTTGCTCTTGTAAATAAGCCTTCTGTGCATTTTCTGAAGCCACACCACTTTGTTGTGAGACTTGTTGAATTTGTGCCATCTGCTGATTGTACTTACCCATGTCCTCTTCATAAGCAATGTTCTTTTGCATATATCCTATTGGATCAGCATCGAACAGTTCTTTAGTAGGTTTTTCAGGTTGAGTTGCAATACCACCTTGCTGTATTGATTGGTATAGCTCTGCTATTACTTTTCGTTCATTGTTTAATGCTTCGTAAACAGTAGTCACTTCTTTCTTCATGTCTGCTGTCTCTTGCATACCTTTTTGGACATACTTCTGCCCACTATAGCCTTGCTTTAAGTCCTCTAAGGATACCTCAGTCTCCTGTCCATCTACCTTGACAGAATACTTTTGAGGCTCTTCAGAACGAGCATCCTCTACTTGGTCTTCGTAATCCTCATCCGAATCGGAGGCTTCAACTTCTTCCTCTTCATCTTCAGTTACATCTTCTTCAGTATCAATTTCTTCTTCTACCTCAGACTCAGCAGAAATTTCTTCTGTTTCCTGAGTTTCTTCTTCGATAGTATCTTCCATTGACATTTCAGGAGCTATTAAGCTCGATATAGCACTTTCTATAGTGCCATCCATTTGATTTTCAGTCGCTTCATTCACGGTGCTGAGTCTCCTTTGGTTAGTTTACGATTGTACATTACCTCATCTGTTTTTACAGAGTCGAAATAATCATCAATCTTTCTAAGCGCACATATCATATCGTGTGCTTTCTCACGCTGTTCTGTACTAGAATCAGCATCTACAAAAACAGCAACTTGCTGCTCAGTAATCTCTTTTAAAGCTAATTGAAACGTGTCATCAGCCTGTAATGTTCTCATCTTAGCAGATTTTTCTACTATTGAAAGTTGGTTAGACACTAAAATCTACCCCCACTAACTGCTTGGGATGGTGCTGCATCCGGGTATCTTGCCTCATCTTGTGCCTTCTTAATATTTGCAGTATCAACAGCAGTACCGTATTTACCTAGTATTTCTGCTGCTTTAATTAATAAGTCTTGATCCATCTTATCTCGATCTCTGTCATCTACTGCAATAGCTTTCTGTGCTTCAATCTGTAGTTTAAGTTGTTGCATTTCCATTTGCTTGTCTGCGTTGTATTGCTCTGATTGCACTAAAGCCTCTGCATCTGATAATGCACCCTCTTGTTCTTGAGCCGCTAATTCTTCTTGTTGTTGAATCAACTGTGCTTCTGATTCAGGAGTCATTGGGTTAAAGTATCTGTCAATATTCTTGACACCAGCGAGAGATAACATATCGCCAAGCGTATTCCTAATTCCTGTCATAGTGACTAATCCATTTGACGTACCATAAGTAGACCATATCTGCATCTGCATTGTTAAGGCTTGTTGTAATGCCATTTGCCTTGTCTCTTCTCTGCCAGTTCCTAATCCTACATTTGTAGTTACATCCATGCTTGTATTCCATGAACGTGGATCAATAGGCACAAACTCACCATGTAAACGCATCATAGTCTCTTCACAGCTATTTTCAACTAGGAGATGTAACATTAGCTTAAACAAACGCTTCATACCACCCTCAGCAATATTTCGAGCCATTACTTCAATCTGTGCTGAACCTTGTTGAGCTTGTAATCGAGCTGCGGTTGCTGAAGTATTTTGTAAAGCATCAGGATCAAGTCCTTGTGATGCCTTGGATACGCCAGTTTTACCTTCAATAGTGTTATCTAAATACTGCATTGCTGTTAATACTTGACCAGCTACAAATGGCGTAGCAATATCTACTAACGCTTGTGGTGACTTCATTCTGACTAAACCACCAATCTCATTATTCATAAGATCGTCTACATTAACCTGTCCTTGTACATAACCCTGTCTAGGTGAGTTTGTTAACGCTACGTTATCCATCATTCCTCTAAGCATTGCTGTAGAAGAGTCTTGGTCGTTCATAATAAGGTCTGCTACACTTCTACCAAAGAATGTATGTGGTTCAGGATCAACTTCAAATACTGCAAATGGCACTTCACCCCACTCTTCACACTCTAAGAGCTTGTTATCACCACCAGCCATAAGAATACGATACATTGAGGCAATGCCAGTACCTTCCTTATCCATCTTCATGTAGGCTTCAGTAACAGCCACTAATTTCATTGATACATCTGCTGTATTAGCTTCTTCGTCTTGCTCATAGCCTTTACGCTCAAATGCTTCAGTATCTGTATAAGTATCATCTGAAGATAAGCCTGAGAGTTCAGATACTACGTCATAATCGTAACCCATCTGCACAAGATCACTTACTCGCATCTCTGTTCTGTGTGCTACTATGTAAGCATCCTCAACAGATTTAGCATTACGGTCAACAATAAACTCTTCAGGTGGTAACGCCTCAATACATAACTTTCCTTTCTCTTTTTTATAGCTAACCTTTAATGTGTACTGGGGCATTTCCATTTCCATGCCTTCAGGACTCATTTCAGTTGTCATTTCTACAGATTGCTCAATTACTGTTGCATCGTCTTCATTAACAATGGCAGCCATCTCTTCTTCTGTGACATTAGAGAAATTAAAGAACTCTTCTTCTGTGTTATCTTCCCACCACACTTTAAGAACGCCTGTCTTTTTAACTAATGCATCGTGGATTACATCATTTAGTAACGTATAGCCATTAAGCTCATTAAAACGGTAATTAGCGTATTTTGTTGCCTGTTCAGCACCTTTAACGTCTTCTTGGCTTGTAGGAATAAACTCTACTGCATTTTCTGACGATAAAAACACACGCATTAGACTTGGCTTGATTGCTCGGATTGTATCTCTGACCTTAGTAGCAACAATTCTGCTTCTACCATCTTCTTGCCCTATGTCAGTCTCACCCTCAAAGTAACGCTGAGATTTTATCCGATCTTCGGCAATCTCACTTTCAATGAAACTAATCGCACTCGTTACTGCATCACTTGCAATGTCTTGTACTTGATCATCTGTCATTTTTTCTAATTTTGCCATGTTTAATGCCTGTTATTGATTCTGTTTGTTTTCCATTGTTGCTTGAGACTGATACAAGATTTCTAATAATCCACCTATTCCTTCGTATGATGCTTGAGGTAATTTATCTAGTTTACCCATAATGTAACCAGTCATATTAGCAGTTTCGCCTACTATTCTAGGAGAGCCAGTTGCCAACATTGCCCCAGCTGCTGGTATTGATCCTCCTCCTGTGTAAACTGCACCTGTTGCAAGGGTTGGTAATAATGCACCTTGTATGTTTCTAGGCATAAGAGCGTTAAATTGTTGACCAGCAAGTTGTGCTATAAATTTCTCTCCACCTACATCTTCTAATTGTTTAGCTAACTTAACTCTTTGAGTGTAGTTTGTGCTTACATTATTTCGCATTAAAGAATTTAGTTTTCTGATTGCGGTGTCTACATTAGCACCTTTTTTTAATGACAATGTTCTTTCTATTTCAAAAATTAATTCTGATGCTTCACCATACTCTTTCATTGCCCTAGAATAACCCGGCGCTTGGTCAGCTATTGTTTTCTTAACTGAATGATACATATTCTTGGCTATACCTGATGCAGTTGCATTATTAGGATCAACACCCTCAACAACTGACCAAATTTTTTGTTTCATTTTGTCAAACCCTTCTACCGTATGATGTGTTCGCGGTTCTTTGCCTTTAAATTCAACAATAATATCTTGTATTTCTTTAACTGCTGCTAATCCTTTTTGATTGATTACAGTATCACCTTGATAAGTAACTATTTTTTCAGCTCTTTGTATTGCTTCGTCTATAGCTTTAAAATCTAATATAGTATTATCTTTACCCCATAATTCTTTATCTGCTCTGTAGTTATCAGCTTTTTTAGCTTTCATAACTTCAACATCACGCTTTGCAATATTTAAGACTTCATTTAAATCACCACCACCACGCATTGCCTGTGTAACTGCTTGTCCTTGTTCACCTCGTCCAAGTCTATCACCTTGTGTCAGTATGCTTCCTTCTTTAGCTCCAGCTCTTGATTCATCTATAACATTAGCTACTGCTGCACCACCTGTACCTGATGTTGAACCAGCTACTTCTCTAGCGAGTATTCCAGTTTTATTTATTGCTGTACCAGTTAATGCAAGAGGAGCAACTATAGGATCAGTATACTTTGCAGTTTTTTGCAACGCATTTCCAACACTTGAAACTTTAGCAAGATTAGTTAATTGACCAGTTTTAGTAAGAGCTGCGCCTCCACCTGACAATACTGTTGCAATATCCATAAGAATTGAAGCTGGATCAGTAGCCACAGCATGTTTAATACTATCTTCACTACTGTATTTATCTACAAAATATTGACCAACTGCTTGAGCCATTGCTTGACTTTCTTCAGTCTTTCCTTCAGGATCAAATTTTTGTTGTATTTCTTCAGGCAATATTAAATGAAAACTACCTTGCATAAGTTTAAGAAGTGTATGTCCTGTATCAATAGGACTCATTACAGCATCAACTATTTCACCACCAGCTTTTATTGTAGAGCTTGGTAAGTTTTGACCACCCTGTACAAGAGCTTCCGCCCATGTCATGTCTTCTTCTTCATACTCCCACGGATCAGTTGTTGCCATATTGCTCCTTTAGTCTTTTATCTCTACAAATGATGATGGACTCTTATCATCGCCACCTTGATATATAAATTTCTTACCATTTCTACCTTCTACTATGTCACCAATCTTATATTTCGCTATAGCAGTCCACATATCCATCATGCTTGGAGTAGCTCCATCAAATCCTCTAAAGCTAGACTTGTTCTTTGTGTCTTTTATCCATGCTAGTCTAGCATTTTGCGCTTGAGCTGATTGCTCCATCTGTTCAATAAGAAGTTTTAATCGTTTAGCGTTTCTTTCTGGACTTAGTTTAGGATTAAATGCTCTACTAATTAGTCTTTCACCCTCTCGCTCAGTAAATTGTGCGCCAAGTACAGCTTTTAAGTTACGTTGCACTACTGATTCAATGTTTTCACGAACATCCGTTGCACCCGGATTAATAAAGGCATTAACTAAATCAGGAGCCATTGAAATAATTGGCCCGGTAATCATGCTACCCGGTTTTTCTATCTCAGCAAGAGCATCTTTTAACTTAACAAGGTTCATGAGAGCATCACTACCACCTAGATTTTCCCAAGCAATCATGTCAGGTATAGCTTTTTTATTATATTCTTTCCAGAAGTCGTTTCCTTCATCTTGCTCTCTTTGATCAATGGTTACGTTTGTTGTAGGTGTTTGTTGATTTAAAAAAGCTAAATAGGAAATAGGCATTTCATCTTTAGTAGTTTTCTTGTAATACTCATACTCCTCAATACTATTTGCTTCGTTCTCAGTAATACCTAACAACATTAATTCTCGTTTTGGAATTTTATCTGCGCTACCATAAACTTCTTTTAAATTCGTATATTTAGTAAATTTTTCAGCTAATGCGCTTGGCTTTTTATTCATCATAGTTATTGCATCAGTTGGAGATATAACTCCTTTTGTAAGCATATCTATAATGTCTGTTCGACCATTTGGATATTGTGGCGATACTGCATTTTGCAAATAATTTAATGTTGCATTAGTTTGTGTTGTTAATTTTTTTTGTGTAACACTATTATCTATAGTGGATTGGAAACTAGCTGCTAAATTAGCATCAGGTCGTAATCTCATAGAGTTAAAACCCATACCCATACGTGCCATTTTTTCAGGACTAATATTGTTTATCATATCCATAAAGCCCCCACCTTGTTGCTGTGGTGCTTGAGCAGTTTGTTCAGGATGTGTAGCTCCGGGCATTACAGAGCCATCAGGCATTGTATGTGTAGCTCCTTCAGGCATTTCAGGTGTATTACCACCACCTCCGCCAAGCATTTGCATTAACCCACCTTTTTTACCAATCTCATTACCTAAGAGACCACCTATAAGCATTTGCCCTAGTCCGATTGCCATTTTAAGCTCCCATCATTGATGCGCCAAGAGTTAGGTAATCAAACAGACCTTGTTTCTTAGTTAATGTGTCAGAATTTATTGAACCCCCCATTGGATTAACTCCAAGTGCATTACCTAAATATCCTATACTCTGAACAGGTTGTCCAGTATAACCAGCAAACTTGTTTTGAGCATTGTCATATATTTGTTGTTGTAAGGCTTGTTGCATAGCACCTTGTTGAGCTAAATTATTATTGACTGTCTGCCCCATGTTAAATCCAAGATTAGATAAGTTGCCCATTTGATTAGCAGCTCCCATTCTTTGTGAATTACCTGACAATCCAGCAGATTGATTAGCCATTTGACCTTGTAAATTGTTGCCAATGTCATACTGTGCTTGGTTTTGCGCATTTTGGAAACCAG